GCGGCGTCCATCCGCCGCTCGACGGCGGCGAGGCCGGCACGTTGGTCGGGAAGACGCCGCTGACCGGAAGGAAGGCGTTCTCGGCGATGTTGTAGACGAACGGCTGATCGTAACCCGGGAAGCAGCCGACCATGCCGTACATGAGGTCGCCGACCACCAGCATCGCCGAGACGAAGCCGGGCTCGTAGAAGGTGTTACCGACCCACGAGTCGTCCCAGAGCGGGAAGCCGTAGTCGTCGAGGATCGGGTTTCCGTCGTCGTCGAGGATCGGAATGCCGGGCGGGAACTGCGTGAGCTGCCTGGCCGCCGGTCGCGGCACCCACTGCATGTCGGTGTCGATCGCCGGGATCAGGTTCGAGATCTGCTGCAGCGCGCCCGCGAAGGCGTTGGTCGCGTCGACGGCGTCGCTCAGCCCACGCGGGCGGAAGACTATCGGGTTGGAGGTCCGAAGCGGCGGGGGCATCAGGCAGGCGGCTCAGGTAGCGGCATCCAGTGCGTAACACCTTCCCAAGACGAGCACTGGTTGTTTACCGGCGCCCATTGTTCGGAGCACCGACACCAAAAGCAGACCACCATGTCCGCGCCGTCCCACGTCAGGATGCTTCTGTTGTCCTTGGGTGCGGTCTTGATCGGTTGCCACTCGCTCATGGCGTCACCGCCTTCGCCGCCGCGACCTTCCGGTCGATGTAGTCGGCCAGCTTGCGCAATTCCTCGGCCGTCGCATCGCGCTTGATCAGGTTGGCGCGCATGCAGATGACCTCGATATTCGACTTCACGTAGCCGAGTTCCGGCACCACGCGATCGACCGAGGGCGAGTTGGGATGCATGCCACGACGGCCGGTGCCGGCTGGATCGATGCGCAGTCCCAGGACAGGGCAGAACTCAGGGATCACGATGTCCGACTTCTCTAGGTCGAAGGGGATGCCGTACTTCTTGGCACGCTGGCGGGCGTTGTAGAACAAGTAGATCGCCGGGTTCCGACTGACCCAATCCCTCATGCGGGCATAAGCGGCCTCTGGATCTTTGTGAAAGCGCTCCTTGCTTGCAGCGCGGTCACGTTCCCTTTGAGTGGGGTCGGTGGCGCGCTTCTTCGCCATCCACTCACGACCCGCTTCCCGCTTCCAGTCAGGATTTGCTTTGGCGTAGGCGCGCATCTCGGCGCGGTATTTCTCGGGGTTCTTCCAATACTGCTTCTTGCTTGGCATGGCCTGTCTCCGGTTGAAGCGGCTTTGCTCTAACACGGATTGTTCCATACCACAATATCGATTATCCAACCCACCCGACCTGTTTCGTGATCGGTAAGTTATTGAATCTAGTACCAAATCTCCGCCGGTCCATGCTGATCGTCTCGGCGCGGTTCTCGTGGTCGTCGTGCAGTTTGAGGTAGCGCTTCAAGAGACCCTGTGCGCCCCCATCCGTATCGCCCAGGAACGTCTGCGCGCGCTCGTCGCCGGTGATCAGCATCAGTTCGCCGGTCAGCCGCTTCATCAGGTAGCTGGTGTTCGGGAACCACGGCGACGTGGTGAAGTCGGTGATCACCGGCATCTGGCGCCGGTAGCGGATCGAGACCGGATAGCTGCCGGACGGGGGCGGGTAGACCCACATCACCGGCGGCGTCTGCGACAGGTCGGTGGTGTACCAGTACGGATAGGACTGGAAACCGGCCTGCTGCACGGCCATGTCGAACTCGGAGAGGTCGATCGGCACCATCGGGTAAGGGACGCCGTTCAGGTACCAGAACGCCGATTTGTCATCGACGGCGCGCAGGTAGTCCGCGGGCAGTTTGTAAGGGCCGCCCCAGATCATCACCCCATTGATCACCTCGGTGGTGCCGGGATCGAAGTTGAAGTTGAAGCGGCCCTTGGTGATGTCGAAGTCGTAGGTCTGGGCGAGTTCGTCCAGGATCATGTTCAACAAGTCCTGCGCCTGCTGCACGAAGCCGGGGCAGTTGGCCTCCTGACAGGCGTAGGTGACGATCTGATTGGCGGTCCAGGCGGCCATTGGGCGAAGCTACACGGCTTTCGGCGGGATCGCCAATCAGGCCAGCCGTTCCATCGTCACGCGCTGCACGGACCAGGCATCGGCGGGCGTCGCGCTCGACATAAAGAACCTCAGATCAAGGGTTTGCGCGCCGCTGGACAGGCCGGTGTTGGCGGTCGGCGCGAGGTCGGTCAAGGCGAGCGCGGTGGTCGAGTCGAAGCGGTTGAGGATGTGCCCCGAGACCGAGGCGGCAGTCGTGCTCGTGCCGACAATCAGGAACTCCAGTTCCCACGTTGTCGTCTGCGCGGTGGAGGCTAGCACGGCAACGGCGATGGAGGTCAGTGCGGTCGACCCCCAGAAGCATTCGACCGTGGCGTTGCGCGCGGTCGCGCTGCTGACAGCCGCGTAGGTTCCAAAGGCGCGAACACGCCAGACCGATCCTGCCGCTAGCGTCTGCGATGTGAGCGTTACGCCGCCGGTCGTGGGGGTCGTGGTGTTGGTGATCGCCGTGGCGGTCGTAAGCGCGCCGGCATAGGCCAGCGCGGTTCCTTGTGGACCTGTGGGGCCAGTTGGGCCTGTGGTTCCTGTTGGACCCGTAGCGCCTGTTGGCCCTGTTGGGCCGGTTGCCCCGGTTGACCCTGTAGCCCCAGTCGCCCCGGTAGCGCCTGTGGCGCCCGCAGCACCGCCGGAACCAGTGCTGCCCGTGGCGCCGGTGGCTCCCGTCGACCCGGTTGCGCCGGTAGGTCCAGTAGCGCCTGCGGACCCAGACGACCCGGTCGCCCCTGTGGCGCCGGTCGCTCCAGTGCTGCCGGTGGGTCCCGCGGCGCCTGCGCTCCCCGTTGCTCCGGTTGCGCCTGTTGCCCCGGTCGGTCCTGCGGGGCCAGCCGCTCCGGTGCTGCCGGTGGCGCCAGTCGCCCCCGCAACTCCGGCTGAGCCAGTAGCGCCAGTCGGCCCTGTTACCCCCGCACTGCCCGAAGACCCCGTAGGCCCGGTGGGGCCTGTCGCCCCGGTCGCGCCGGTTGACCCCGTAGCGCCTGTCGCCCCAGGAATGCCGCTGGCAGACCCTGTGAGGCCCGTAGCGAGGCCGCTGGCGCTGAAGATCAGCCGAAGCGTGTCTCCCGTCGCGCCGGTGGCCACATCAGCCGCCCGAGATCGCCTTCTGGGCCTCGGCGATCTTCTTCTCAACCTCAGCCTTGTTGCGGTTCCATTCGACGGTCTGCGCGTCGAAGGTCACCTCGCCATTGGCGATCTCCTGGGCGAAGTCCTCCAGCGCCTTGTCGGCCGCGAGGATTTGGCTCCAGAGCTGGTCGAGGGCCGACTTCTCGGCGCCGGCGGCTTTGTAGTCGCCGTGGCGTCCGCTCATCTCCCACTTGCGGACGTATTTCGACCGCTCGTCGTTCCAGGCCTTCTCGGCGAATTCGCGGGCGTTGTGGAGCTCGATCCGCTTCTGCTCGACCGCATCGCGGGTCTTGACGATCGCCGCCTCGCGATCCGCGTAGCCGCGGTTGATGCGCTCCAGCTCCGACAGCAGTTCCGGCAGTTCGAAGATCGCCCGCTGACGAACAGCGGCCAGGCGCATCTTGTCGATCGCCTCGTCCCACTCGGCGGACGGCGCATCCAGCGGCATGAAGGTCTGCAGCCGCATCTGCGCGCCGGCGTTCAGCGCCATCGTAAAGTCGCAGCCGACCGCCGGCGCTGCGACCTTGACCGCTTTCGGAAGATCCCCGGTGTCGTCCATCACGCCGCCTCCGCCTTGGCGCTGTCCTTGATCAGACCCTTCACGCCGGAGAACTCCCACTTGTGCGGCTTGGCGTAGTAGGCGTCCCACTTCTCGCCCTTGCGGTCGCGCTCATGCCGGCGCCCGCGATCCTGCATCTCCAGGATGGTGTTGGCGACGTGGCGCGGCACCGTGTATTCCGAGGTCTTCCAATACTCGACCCCGTTGAGGATGATCGGGTTCTGGAAGTCCTCGCATTCGATGACGATCTTGATCATCTCGTCCAGCGCCGACGCGCCGGTGACCAGGCCCTCTTCGCGGCGCAGACGCTGCTTCTCGGCCGCCACCAGCAGCTTGATCGCCGACTGCTTGTTGGCTTCCTCGAGGTCGTCGCGGGCGATGCCCAACTGCTCGCGGATGTCATCTTCCGACAGCATCGGGAAGCGCTGCTTGTAGGAAGCGATCCGCGCCTTCACCGCTTCGTCGGCGACGAACTCGTTGATCGTCGCCGCGCGCTCCTTCTCTTCCGGCGCCTGGAAGCGCTTCAGCGACGCGCTGGCGGCTTCGGCTTCGGTGCGCGCCTGCTCCTCGGCCGCGATGGCGGCTTCGAGTTCGGCCTCGGTGGGTTTCTCGGGCATCGTAGCTCCTGAATTCGGCAGGCCCCCGGGGGATTGCGCCCCGGCGCCCTTCGCCAGAAGTGGCCAGCGATGGACGGAGCTTACGGGCCCGCCGGGAAGCTAGGCGACCCCTAACCGACTGTCCAGGGTCCGTAGGCGATGGCGTTGGCCGACACCAGGATCGGCCAGCCCGTCGAGTCGATCATCACCACATCGCCCGGCAGCATCTGCAGCCGGCCGCGGTTGGGGACATAGAGCCAGCCGTTGTAGCTGAACGAGTCGCCGCCCACCATCGGGTGGGCGACGTTGAGATCGTCCAGGATCGCCTCCTGCATCGTCGCCACGTCCGCCGCCGCCATGCCGGAGTCGAACCCCGGCAGGAAGGTCAGGACGGGGCTGAGCGAGTCGGTGGCGTTCGTGCCGCCAGTCGTGGTAGACATGACAATTTTGTCCTTCTATCATCCGCCTTGGAGAAGGAGGATGTCATGGCTGTTAGAGAGAAATTCTGCCCGAAGTGCCGGGAAGTCAAACCGGCCTCTGGCTTCTACAAAAGCGTCCACCGAAACGACGGCCTGTCGAGCTACTGCCGCTCGTGTCAGATCACCGATGCCAAGGATCGCTACAGCCCGCACCCGCGTTGGAAGCCTCCGGAGGGCACGAAGTGGTGCCCTGGCTGCGAGTCGATCAAGCCGCTGGAAGAGTTTGGAACCAACCGCTCGTCCTACGACGGCAAGCAGAACCACTGCAAAGCCTGCTGCGTCGTGAGAGTGACGGCCAGCCGGCGCAAAGACCCAACGTCGCACCGGAACGGCGCCAAGCGCTACCGCGAGCGGCATCCCGACAAAGTGGCCGACAACAACGCGCGCTGGAGCTACGGCCTTCCGCGCGGGACCTATGCCAAGATGCTCGCTGACCAGAACGGGCTCTGCGCCATCTGCGGCTCGAACAGCCCCGGCGGGATCACGAAGCGCTTTCACATCGACCACTGCCACAAGACGGGCGTGGTCCGCGGACTGCTTTGCACGAGTTGCAACATGGGGTTCGGTCGGTTCAAGGACTCCAAGGCAGCGCTGGCCGAGGCCGTGCGCTACCTTGAGAAGTCCGAGCAATTAAGCAACCTAGCCGAAGGACGAAGTAAATCCAGAAACCGACTCGATCCTCGCCAAGTATAGATTTTGGACCAAAAGTACGCCGAAGAAGAGGCTGTACCCCGTGACTCGGAGTTGGTTCAAAGGATCTGATTTATCGGCCTTGTCCAAGTAAGTCGTCGCGATGTCCTGGAGGATTACTTGGGCGTAAGCCCCGCGCCCGATCACGAACGTCGGATAGACTGTCAGCCCGGTCGCCGGCGCGGCAGGCGGCGTCTGGGCGATGCCGACGCCGGTGATCACCACGGTGGTGTTCGGCGCGAGCTGCGTCGCCTGCCCGGTCAGCGGGCCGGAGGTCGGGCCGGACGCCGACAGGCCGAGATTGGTCGGGCTGGTCGTGGTGCCGATGTAGACGTTGAAGGTGAAGCCCGAGATGTTCGGCAGCGTGACGCTGATCGAGCCGTTGGGGCCGGTGACGGAGTTCGAGGTCGAAACCTGATAGATCCGGCTCTCGTACTGCAGCAGCGTGTCCTGCGCCGTCACCTGGATGTAGTAGGTGTTGGTGTCGAGGTTGCCGGCCGTGCCGGGCGTGCCGTTGACCTGCGCGACGCCGGTCCACGAGGGGACCATGTTCGACTCGCAGAAGCGGATGCCGGACCACTCGCCGGCCTCGAAGTTGTAGAGGCGGTTGACGTCCGAATAGGACCAGGCGTTGACCACCGTGGCGTTCTGCCGGAAGTCGGCGGAGACGAAGGGGTGGATGATCGCCGCATAGTGGGGTTGCACGCGCGGATTCGAGGAGGCGTTGGCGCCGCCCTTCTCCGCGTCGAGCATGATGTCGGTGTTCTCGTCGCCAAGGTAGCGGCGGGCGCCGATGTTCATCAGCTGCGCCGAGGTGCGGATCACCGTGGTGGTGTCGAGCACGTCGCCGGCGACGAGGGCCGCGCGGGATCCGCGCTGGTTGACGTAGTTGACCTGGGTGCCGGCCAGGAGGGCGTTGAAGGTGATCCGCTCGACGGTCTCCTTCACCTGCAGGCCGAGAAGGTTGACCGCCTCCTTGAACACCGGGTGGAAGATGGTGAGTTCGGCGACGTCGGTGATGGTGATCTTGTCGCCCCACTGGAGCGCGACCACCGACACCTGCTGGATCGACATCTCCTCGCCGACCGGGGGGACGCCTTCGGAGAGGGGTGCGAACGGCGTCGAGACGCGCAGGAACCGGGTGGCGGTGTAGGTGGTGCCGCGGCCTTCCGGCAGCGTCAGCTTTTCCCCGAACTGGTAGGCGACGAGCTCCTTTTGGGGCAGGTCGAGCAGTTCGTCCTGGATGAAGCCGACGATGTCGGCATTGAAGGTGGCGGCATTGTTGACGGCCATCGAAGCCTACCCTTGTGCTGGGCAGGCGACGGCCTGCCGGTTAGAAGACGGCGTCCTTGAGGCGAGCCCTGCGGGCTTCGCGCTCGGACTGAGCGGTGCGGCCAGTCGGCGCGTTGGCGTCGCTGCGGGGACTGGCGGGACGGGTGGTCTGGCGAGCGACGGCGGCCGCGCCGGCCTGACGTTGGCGCTGAGCGGCCTTGGGGGTGCGCTTGAGCACCTGGTCGCCGAGGACGAGGCGCAGGATGCCCATGCGGCCGTATGAGCCTGGGCGGTTGCGGTTCTCTTCCTGGAAGCGCTTCTCCACCTCGTCGCGCAGGCGGCGGGCGACCGGGTTGGCCTGGCACTCCAGCAGGAACTCGGTGCGGTCGTTGGCGTCCCATTGCTGGTTGCGGAGCGCCTGCAGTTCGTTCTGGAACTGGCTGGCGCGTTCGTTGACCAGGAAGTCGACGCGCTCCTCGGGGCTGAGACGGTCGAGGTGTTCCTGACGCTCGCGAGCGGTGATAGCGGGGTCGGTCGTTGGGCGACCGGTGATGGAGCGTAGAGCGAGTTCTGCGGCGGCTTCGGCGCGAGCCGCGCGCTCCTCGGCGCTGCGGGCTCGTTCGTTGAGGGCTTGGATGCGGCGCTGGCCGCGGGTCGGCTGTCGCGGCCGGTCGGTCGGGTCGCCGTCCGCCGGCAACGCGCCGTCGTCATCGTCGCCGGGGTCGGCGCCAATGTCGTCTGGATCGTCAGCAGCGGCAGCGAGGTCGCCATCATCATCCGGCAGGAGGGGTTCGTCGTCGTAGACGTCGACGTTGGACATGCGTTCACTCCAGTCCGTCACGGGGACAAGGCGCGTGGCGACTACCGGCCGCCGGTCGATGAGGG